CTCTTGTATATGGCATTACAGCGAAACCTTAAATGTAAATCCTTCATCAAAATATTGATCTGTTTCGTCTACCGTACCACTACCACTTACTACTCTAAATCTAAGAGTGTAATATCTTTCTGGTTGATAACCATTCATCCAAAGATTAAAATAATTACCAGTTGAATCACAACTTAATTTAGAACCACTACCAAAAGGTACTATAACATCTTCTGTTTCGGCATCTACAATTGAATAGTATGAAGAACCACTTGGTAAATATTTTGCAGTTAAATTAGACGGTGTTGTTGAATATGTCTTATCTGGAAATCTTTCACGACCGACAACTCTAAAACGAGTTTTAGATTTTTCTTTATATTCTTCTCGTAATCCTTTCATATAAAAAACCGTATCCTCTAAATTAGTTCGAGATAATGCTGATAATGAGCCCGTGGACCATTTAGAATCGTCCCATACAACTTCCAAAGTTGGTGGATATTTTGTATGAGTATCAGATGAGAAAAATGCTAAATTACCAAATCTATCTGTATTACCTTCATCACTACCAGTATTTGCATTCGCTATACTACCACTACGTTTAATCATAAAACCTTCATTAGGTATTGAACCACTCAACCAATTTTTTACAATATCTGTTACTTCCATCCTCATATCTGAAGTTTTATGATTAAATCCAAAAGACTCTTGAAATCCACTACCAGAATACCATTGGCCTCCAGATGAACTTACCGTATTAAGCCAAAGTTTTCCATTAGTTTTACCGTGTCTATATATCCAACTTGCCCCTTCTCTAGATATTGGATTATCATACGTATGACCTTCTCCCATTGTCCAAGAACCACTTATTGGGTGTGCATATAAACTTTGAGAAACTGCTAAATTACGTGAATGAGCATCATATAAATTTAAATAATATCTTGAACCCCATCTAGCAGTTTTACTTGGTGCTGGTATTAAACTGGATCCTATTGAACTAGAAATAAAACTTAAATCAAACTTTATTAAAATACGAGAAACATTTACTGACGCTCCTGTATCACTGACATCTTTTTTAATTTCTAATATCTCATCTAAACCGGCATTTAAACTACTACTATCCTGATATAATGTTGTATCTTTTTCTGCAAATGTAAAATAATGCATCTATCTATCCCCCAGTACCTAAATTATCACCTAATACTTTTCCTTGTATATCAGAATTAGGATACTTAACTTCAAAAATACTTGGGTCTAATGCAGGATATAATATACCTTCTATCATCCCACTATCAATATCATAAAAATTACCTGAATATCCGTCCGCTAATGTATACTTATTTTTTATTAATATTGATAAATTATTAGGATTATTTTCCTTTGGCGGTACTACTGTAGCAACTCCATCAATTAATGACAATTCATATGCTATATCTGATAACACTATTGGTTGTCCAATTTGCCATCTATCAATATTAAAAAAATCTTGAACTGCTGCTATACATCTTAATAAAACATCATTCTTATTAAATCCTAGTTTTGTTAATATTGCAAAATCAACTGCGATGTTTATAATATATGCATCTTTAATATTAATTGCATCAGTTGCTAATCTATATTGTGATAAATAAGTTTTTAAATTTCCTTTTACTGTTTGATTTAACGGTGCTAAATTTTTGTTTGCATTATATCCAAGAGTATATAAATTCATAGCCAACGGATTTGGTATTCTTACTGAAACTGATTTGACTGATTTACCAACATCATCGGCTGTAATCAAACTATTTTGATTTGATAATCCCATAGATTCATTAAGTTGATCATCTTGTACCATAAATGCCTTGGCTATATTACCATATTTAGATGGTAATGAATACGTTCTTACTATATAATCTTCTTTAGTAACTGCTCGTTGTTGAGCTTGATAATATGCAAGTGCACTTTCACGAACTTCTCTAATACTTTGTCCTGCAGAACCTCCAGTTGCCGGGTTTGGATTAGTAACTGCCAATGAATCTTTAGCAGTTTGGACATCTGTAGAAGATAATAAATTAGCTTGAATACCAAAACTAACACTTGATATTGTTGTAATACTATTTGCATTAGCATTATCACTAATACCTCCACCATATGCATATTTAACTGTAAGTGTTGTATTAGATGGGGCTAATCCAAAAGCTTTTGTTTTTAAAAAATTTGAAGGGTCAAATGCTTTTGTTAAATAAGATGGACTACCTGGTAAAGATGAACCTACTGAACTTGGATTTGGTATAATTTCTTCATCTGGATTATCTGAAATACCAGCCCCAAATCGTAATATTGTTTTATCATTCGCATCTATATAAACATTAAATCTACGAGAAGTTTTCTTTAACTTTAAAACATAAGGAGCAGTATCTCTATTAATAACTGATGTTGGATCTGTACTATCATTGTTTTCCATATCCTCAAAAATAGTATCTCTTGCTAAAGAATCTACTTCATACCAATTATTACCATCACTATCTGTTACTGAAATTATTTCTATAACATCTGTGTTTGATAATTTAACTTGTGAATACTTTTCTGCTGAAGCGAACGTGAAAGTTTCTGAAGCTACTGTACCACTTTCTGCCTTAACTTTTTTCTTTAATAAAAATTTAGTTGTAACGCCTCCAGATTTTTCAAATACAGTAGTTTCACGTGGACTATATGAACTTGTGAATTTAAAATTGCAATCTTCTAATGTTCTAAATGTTGTTCCAGTAGCACTTGCGTTTACAGTCATTCCGGCTTTTACATTTAATGCATATCTATAATCTGCTGTGCCATCTACTGTGGGAATTGTTTGAAATACATCTAACACTACTGATGCGGGTGATGTTACTTTAGGTTTATAACCAAATGATTGTGCAATATTATATACATTTCGTTTTTCTTCTGCATACGCTAATAATGATTCTCTAAATTGTGAATCAATATAATAAGAAAGAACATCACCGACATATGCGGCCATTTCTATGAACATCATACCCGGTGAAGCCTCATTAAAATCATTATATGTATTTGGAAAATAAACTTTAGCAAATTCTATAAGATTATCTCTAAAATCACTAAAATCTTTATTAAGATAATTTACTTGTTTTACTACATTCTTTTTTACACTTGTGCGGGCCATTTATGTTTCCTATTTAAGTTATTGAATCAAATGCTACTAATACAGTATTTTCTCTAAATGATTCAATAATAGTTGAATATTTTATTTGTATATAAATTTTACTTGTGTTACCATCATCAGTTAAAACTTCTATTTCATTTATAATAATATATGATAACCATTGTTCAACTGTATTTTTAATATCTGTTTCAATTGTTTCAAGTAAATTATCATCTACCTGTTCAAAACAAATTCTTCTTAAATTACTACCAAATTCTGGTTGATAAACTCTTTCTCCTTTTTGTGTCAAAAGTAAATTTGTTAAATTATACTCTGCTTGTTCATAAGAAGTTTTTGTTAATTCAAAATCTGTCATTATACCTTTTCTAATAGGATACGTTAATCCTATATAAACATCTGGATCTAAATCTAATTCTTTAGCACTTGACGGCATTTATCTTATCCTTTTTTATTCCATAGCTTTCATTAATTTACTATAATCACGAGTTAAAGCATCTGTAATGTGTTCTGGAACATCTTCAACTGATTTACCAGCTTTTTGAAGTGTATCTACAGCTACCATATCTCGTTTAACTTCTTCTGATTTACCATAGCCCATAAGTTCACCCATACGTGAAGTATCAAAAGTATCTCCGCTTAATGTTGGGTATTCTTCAGATCGTTTATCTCTTTTTGAAAGCCCAACAGTTTCATTTAGAACTTTATTTAAAGATTTATTTTTAGTAAAATGTTTTTCTTCACTTGGTTTTGAAACTTGTGGAACTACATCTTTTAATTGAGTAATAGTTTCTTCTTTTATAAATATCTTTTTTATTTGTTTTTTCACTTCTCTACGAACTGCTTCTTGTATGATTTTTTGTAACTCTTGTTTAGTCATAATCAACTCCTTATAAGTTATTTAATTTTTCTATAGTTTCTAAATCTTCCATATTAACACCTACATTTACTCCTGATATATCCGGTTTTGGTATATCAGGTAACTCTACAGTAGGAAGTTCAGGTAACTCTGGTATTTTTGGTAAATCTGGTAATTTAATATTTGGATCTGCTGTCATTACTTGTTTATTTAAAAATGTTTGTTTTGTAATTACTTCACTCAATCTCTTTATTTTATCAACTAACAATTTAGCTTTCGGTATTAATAATGGTGGAGTAGCAACTAAAAGTAGTACTTGTTGAAAGTCAGAAAAAAGTGTCAAAATATCACTTTGAAATTGTAACAATATATCACCTCTAACTGTTGGTACAAATACTGCTCTTGGGTCACCCATCTTTATAGTTTGGTCTTTAGCTGCTTTTATAAAAACTTCATCACCTTCAAGAACTAAATTTTTTGAAGCTCTAATATTAACATTACCATTTCTACCATTAAATATTAATTTATCAGAATTTATAATAATACTATTACCTTCGGCTATTAACTCTTGACCTTTATATTTACTATTTGAATTTCTTATAATATATTTTTTACCTGTAGATAAATAAATTGAATTTTTATCTTTATTAATATCTTCTGGTATTGGACCCCCACGATTAATTACATTTTTCATACTTTTTACATCGTCTTCATCTCCTGATTTAATCTTACCTTGTATATCAGTTCTTTGTCCGGATCGTATTTTTATAACTGGACTATTATCATTACTTCCTAAATTTATAGAATTACCAAATCTACCATGTAATATTAAATCACCCTCCTCTGCTTTTACTTGTCTAATAGATCCATTTCTTTCAAATCTTTTTCCAAACTTTGTAAGTGCAGTCGGTGGTGATTCTCCAGTTCCTATATAACTTATACCGGGAACTGAATTTTCATTTACTAAATTAAAAGTATTTAATGTATTCCAATAATAACTTTTACCATTATAATTACCTACAACAACTAACTCACCAACAACAGGATAATTTTTTATTTTTGGATCTAATGGTCTTACTAATTGTGGTCCATCTTCTGGTTTTATACTTTGAGATTTATTGATTACAAATCTACCTGCTACGGCGCCATAATAAGAATAATTTGGATGACCGTCTTTTTGTTTTGGTAAGTCTTCATAATCAAGTAAAACCTTTGTAACTTCAAATGTTTCTAATTCATAAAAATCAAATTGTTGATGATTAATTTGTTGTTTAATTAGACTAATTACTTTACCAATTGTAGGAATTCCTCCAGGTATACTTATACGTGTATCCTGTGATAGTTTTTGTCTATAAGCCATTTAGTTAGCCTTTTTTACTGATTCTATTTTACTATGTATTTTATCTGATTCTATTTGTATGTCTTTTATACTATCTTCTAATCCCGAAAGTAATTGTTCTTTTTCTTTATCAGATAAACCATACTCATCTTCTGAACCGACTCTACTTTCAGCGGAAATAAGTCTTTGAACGATACCAGCCATCTTAACAAGTTGGTCATCATTTTTGACATTAATTTCTAAATACTCTTTAATCATAGGAATTATTTGAACAGCAGTATCTCCATCCTTAATGAATTGAACAAGTTCTTTTGTCAACACATCAAGTTGTTTACGATTATATTCTGTATTTTTGTAAATATCTTTGAAAAGTGATGATAGTGATTTACCCTCAAAAATTTCATAATCTATAGCCATAATTTACCTTATATATTATTACTCAATTATAAATATTATACAACCTAAAAACTTTGATATATAAATATATATCGAACTTTATTATTTATTGTTATAATAGTTATTATTGAAGGTTTCTTGGTTGTTAACTGAGGAACTTTTTAGTTTCTAACTAACGGGAGAAGACCATGAAGGAAATCATAACAATGGTCAAAGGATACGTTGACGACTTAGCTCATCTAATGTTATCTTTTGTAGCTATCGGTACTGTTTCTGAAATAATATTTGGAAGTGGTATCTTTGGTGTCAACGTTATAGGTAACCTGACATCCATCATAAACAGTTTCGGCGAATCTGGTTTCGCTGGACTCGTCGCGTTGTTGGTGTTGGTGGGTTTATTTCGTAAGTAGGTACGGAATAAAATAGTTTGATAGTCCTACACTATCGGACAAACATAAAAGGGGAACGTTTTAGTTCCCCTTTTTTTGTAGAGCGAGAGATGAGATTTGAACTCACAACCACCACGTTGGCAACGTGAGACTCTACCGTTGAGTTACTCTCGCTAAATTATTTCTCATTAATTATTTGTGC